ATGCCCTATGATACCATTGCCAACGCCAACGTGCCCAACAAGAGCGCCCTGGCACTCGCAGAACAGGCGATAAAGGACAAGTGGGGCGAGGACCTTCAAGCTTACGAAGCGACCGCTACGGCGGACGTGGGTCAGTTTGAAACCGTGAGTACGCCCTATCTTCGTTAGTAAAAACTCTAGAACTAGTAGACAATGCCTCTGAGAGTGGACGAGGTTCAACAGATCGACCACAGAAAGCGAGAGCTAAAAAAGAAACTCTATACGGAGCTTTACGAACGCGCCAGCACCAAGGTGAGGCAAGTCGCCGATTTGGGACTGCACGAGACCTGGGTTCAGGTGCCTTCGTTCCTTATAGGATTTCCATCATTCGACCTGGACAAGGCAGCCCAGTACGTCGAGCGCCAATTCATCAACGGCGGCTTCTTCACCAAGTTGTATGAAAATGGACAATTGTTTGTTTCGTGGTATCCCAAGACGTCCAAAAAGAAAACAAAGTCCAAGTCCAAGTCCAAGGAACCGGAGAATGAATTTGCATCCCTGGCGAACCTCAAAAAAGCCGCGGACAAATATCGCTGAATTAAATACGATTTATCATTAACTATGGACAATAACCTTAATGTTCTTGTGGAAGCCAAGAAGGAACTTTTGAATCAACTTTCGTCCACGATTCTCCCGAGTGCACTGGACTGCATGGACTCGCTCTATGCCGAATCCAAGGTGGAGACCCAGGGACGCAACACGCTCAAGGCGTTTCAAGAGAAACTCGCCAAGATTCCTCAGTGGAACAACTACCAGATAGATACCGAGGTGGGAAAGTGTGTGGATCGCTGTGGCGGATGTCTGGACGAAATGATCGCTGCGGTATTCGTGGCCACTGTCAAGATTATTTCGTCGGTCAGACTCTCCAAGGATTCCCGCAAGGTGTCACTGAAGATTCCCACCAATGACGTATTCGTCCTAGGCGTCTACACCAACGTCGCCAAGAGAATCTATGAGGATCCCTATATCTATCAGGAGGTGGTCAGCAGGAATGATCGCCGCAAGGACCTGCTCAAGCGAATGGACGGCGTGGTAGAGGAGACCGTCAAGGAGATGCTTCCTATCAACCAGATCCTGAAGACCTACCTTAACAAAAATGCAGTGGATGTGATGAATGGAGAACCTGTGGAACCCGAACCCGAGCCAGAGATGGAGCCCGAGCCGGAGATGTTCCCTGGCAGTGGCGAGTTGCCTGTGGAGGACGAACCTGAAATGCCAGAGGAGCCCATGGAGCCCATGGAGCCCGCGGAATCTACAGATCCTATCGAGACACCCGTACCAGAAATGCCTCAGGAAGAGACCAAGAGTTTTACGTTCAATGACAAGATTATGAGGAGGGCGCCTGCGCCGCCCGCGCCGCCCGTGGAAGAAGAGGACTTTTCCATCAACCCCAGTGCGAACCGTTAAACATACTAAAATCTGCTTTATTTAATAATGATCAGTGATTCACTTAAAAATCCTTTGGTCGCAGCGTTGGTCGGTGCGGTCATCACAATGGGCTATATCCAGTTGGTGGCCCGTCTCAACCGTGAGGCGCCTCCCAGGAATGCCGATATGATAAAGCCCGCCATTCTGAATGCCATCTTGGTGGGTTTGATCGTCTATCTCGGAATCTCTCAGCGTGAGGAGATCTATGAGACTCCCTTCCCAGAAGTTAGTCGCGGTATGTAGTTAAAGATTTTAGTCTAATTAAATAATACTATGGCCAGCGTAGATACATTTAACGAGCTTCTTTTGCAGTTTGTGGATGAGCTGGCTCACACGTTCCCAGAGAACACCATTGTGAAGACCTACAGGAATACGGTCAGTATGCTGATCAAGAAGGATCCTGGTGTCTGCCTGGAAACGTTTATGAAGAATGTGAAGCCTCATGAGGATCTCATTCGCAATCAGGACGAGCGCATCTTCGAGGAACTTTCACGTAGCTATGGAATTTTGAAGACCTTGGATCTCGAATCCATGTGGAAGTCTGAACTTTCGGACAACAGTCGCTCGGCTATCTGGCAGTATGTCCAGGGTCTATATGTCCTCGGAAACAACGTTGGTGAAGAGGATATTCAGGCGTCCCGTCAAACCAATATGGACTTTTCGCCAGAGAAGATCAATCAGTTGTTTGCACCCCAGGGCCCGAGTGGCGAAGATAACCCACTGGTCGGTCTGCTCGGAAATCTGATGAAGCCTGAAATCATGGAAGAGATGACCGCCAAGGTTGAGGAGCAGTTCGGAGACGGTCAGGGTGGGCTGGACGAGAACAAGATCATGCAGGCACTGGGTCCGCTGATGGGCAATCTGACAAAGATGCTTGAAAAAAATAACTAGTCAATAAATAAGAATGGAACAACCGTGGTTTAGAAATCCATCGCACTTGTTTGCCAAGAACAAGGTGCTGATCTTTTGGCCTTTGGCTAAACAGAATCCCGTGGAGAGGCTCAACGCCGCCACCCGATTCATCCTCTACACCATGGCGATCCTTTATGTGATTAACCGTGACATCAGGGTCATTTACCTGGGTCTCACAGTTATTATGGTGATGGCGTCGATGTTCCTGGCGGGAGGCATCAAGGAAGCCATGAGACCCGCTTCGTTCGATGAGGAGGGAGTCAGGTTTAATGCGACCACTCCAGGAAAGGCATGCGAACAACCGACCAAGGAAAATCCGATGGCCAACGTGCTTCTCTCGGACTACACGGACAATCCGAAGCGCCCGGCGGCGTGCTACTACCCGACCGTCAAGGACAAGGTCAAGGCATTTTTGAATCAGGGCACGCCCACCGATCAGGCCGATGTCTATTCAAGCAGAAATCAGGCGTTCCGTGCCTTTTACAGCATGCCGTCCACGACCATCCCCAACGACCAGGGAGCATTCGCTCGGGCAGCCTACGCCCCGCTGGTGAACAAGGTCTGCAGGGATGATGGAAGTGCCTGCTACCCCGACGATTCTTCCATGTTCGGACAGTCCAGGATGCCCGAACTTCAACAGCTCAGAGGTACATTCGGCGGCACCACTAGTTAAAATCTCTGGTGATAGTAATATGGCTTATCAGCTCAACACATCAAAGGTTCTTTTGGACGCCGAGAGTCTGCCAGTGGATTGTGCCTACGATCACGTGATCGCACCTCCTGTGGTCAGCAACCTCAACTACGCCGGCTCGGGTCGTGCTTCGACACCCCTATATGGTACCTCCCCCTATATGGCGGGCAAGGGGGCTCCAGGAAATTTGATTCTGGTCGAGGACATGCTTCGCCCTCAGTCCACCACGTTCTTCAAGAAGGGTTATCAGGGTCGCGAGTATGACTTCCCCTCCAAGGATATGTCGTGCTCTGTGCCGCTCAGGTCTCGTTCGTGGGATCCTGCGAGCAGCCGAGCCGATGTCCAGAATGTTCTTTTTGAGCGTAGATACAAGTGATTTTTAAAATCTGCTCTAGTTTTAATATGGACCCATTGAGTCTTGTGGCCTTGTTAGGGATTGCTGTGGCAGGTCGTCAAATTGCCAGCAGTGACCGCAAAGAAGGTTTTACTCCAGCACCCGTTCCGAACCGAGAGACGCAGCAGTTGCCCTATTTTGGTAGGAACATCAATACTCCTGGTCAGGATTTGACCCTTGTGACCGATATTCTATCTGGACCTTATGTCGACACATCAAAACAGAAAAAAGAAATCGTTGCGACGCTTCAGGACACTTCTCCCAATGTTCAGTTCCCGTTTGGTCAGCCTGTCTACAACTTGTACGATCGTCAGAATGTCTCGAGTCGCATGAACAATCTGTCATCCGCCGAGCGTAGGTTCGTCGGTCCAGGTTTGGGCGTCCCTGCCAACGTTCCCGCCTATGGTGGCTATCAACAGCAATTCCGTGTGATGCCCAATAACGTCGGCGCCTACAAACTCACCACACTCCCAGGCAGATCGGGTCCTGCTAAGGACTTTGTTAACCGCGGAACGGAACGTCTCACGGTCACCCAGAATCGTCCCGAGAAGACTTATCAACTTTTGGGTGGAGATAACAGACGTCCCTTGGAACGCGGTCGTGCGCAGGGGCAAGGCGGGATGCTCACTGGTCAGCGTGAACGTGAGATGTACGTGAAGACCCAGCGTCCCACGATCCGTTCGGAGACCTCGACCCGCATGGACGGACTCGAGTTCGGTGCCGCAAAGCGGTTTGTTCCAGCAGCAACCAACCAAGACATACCTACCCGCAACAAGGCGAACTTTGTATCGCGCATCAACGACGTGGCAGCTCCGGGCATTCACTCATTCGAGGGAGCCTACCAGAATACACAGAATACCATCCTGCTGCGTCCATCGGACCGCGGCAACAAAGGCTACACACCCCCGGGTGGTCGCATGAACGTCCGCGGTTCTGCCACACAGGCTCAGGGTGCCACGACACACACTCGCGATAGCGCTTCGACCGTTATCGAGGGAGGTGCCGGAAATCAATATCTCGGTCAGAACTACGATATCACTTGGAAGCAGAATAACAATGCCTACAAGGGAAATGCAGATTTCAGGACAAACAACCTGGGCCTCGCCGTCAAGCAGCTGGACAAAAATCCGTTCGCTCTGTCACTGGCTCA